CGCGACGATAAAACCGCCCGGCGCTGGCTGCAGGAGGGCATCGGGGTCTACTGGGCGGTACGGGCCAGGGGGCGCAGCCTGTGCTACCGGCTCATCGGGGCGAACGAGGCGGCCTGAGGGCTTCCGGGCGAAAAAAATGTGAAAAAATCACAATTAGTAAATTTTTCGCCTTTTTTGACCTCTTCGTTTCAGTAGCATTACAAAAAATAAAATATTCGAGGAGTTACGATGAACGATCTGCAGGACATGATCGCCGAGGCGCGGCGGCAGGCTGAATGGCTGGCAATGACGGCGTGCGCGTGGGACAGCCGGCGTTGCGAGATGGATGCGCGGGCGCTGGAGGGGTTGGAGCTGAGCCTGACGGATTTGACGGAGCGGCTGCGCCGGGCGGAGGAAGCGCTGCAGAAAAAAGCCTCCTAACCCCTCCCACATATACCACAGTTACCACACTCTTCCAAGTTTTCCCATTTTATCGATGTTTTTGCCTGTGCCCCGATGTGGTATCAGAGCTCCAGATAGTCGCGAAAGAGATCGAGGATCTCTTCGACGACGCTTGCTTCCAGTGCGCCGCTCTGATCGACGGGGAGGAAGGGGCGGGCGGGGACGCGGCGGGAACCGAACTGGTGGACGATGCCGTAGGGGAAGCCGCGGGAGGTCGCATTGACGCCGAGACGGGCTTCGTGGCTGTCGCTTTCCGGTGTGAGGGATCCCTGGAGGGCGCCGCTTTCATAGAGCATTTTCGGCGTGCGCTTGTGGCGCCACGTCGCCGGTGCGAGATCGGGCCAGGCTTTGCCGCCCGGGGAGCGCTGCGCCTCGAAAGCTTCCTCGGTGACGGTGAGCAGATGCTCGGCGGTGTCGGCCAGGACGGGGCTGAGATCGTCCAGTCGCCGACGGAGTCGCGCAAGGCCCTGCTGAAGTTCCCGGTCGTGGATCTCTATTTCGACGGCCATGTGATCTCTCCTCTCCACTCTTCGAGGTACTCTTTCAGATCCCGGTAGGCTTCTTCTCCGTAATAGGCGATAACCTCCTCTTCATGGAGGGCTTCGCCTCTTTCTATTGCCCGGGTCAACAAAGCCTCAAATTCCTCTTCGGCCTCTCTGAGGCCGCTGGCTGGGTAAAAACTCAGCGCCGGACTGTCCGGAAATTTGTTGTTGTACTCAATTTCAACCGGCGTCAGAAAATGGGGAATCATTACAACCTCTTGTCTTGCTTGATTTCGTCGAGCAGGCGTTCGAACCGCTCAAGCGATTCGGGGAAAAATCTGCGCAGGATTTCCAGGGCCTCCTCGTTGCCGGAAATATGATACTGAAAAAAGTTGGCGAATGCCTCCAGATGGATCAAAGCTTCTTTGTGCAGATCCGTTTCATCGCGAGTCGGAATCCCGGCCTTCCCGCCGCTTGTGAGATAGAACAGATCATGGAGTTGAGGGTCTCGATGTTTGTCGAGAATCGGATTGAGTGCCGCAACATCCCACCGCAAGGCGTCGCGGCGCAGGTAGCGCAGGAGGCGGCGGGAGGACCATCCGGTGAGATGGTCCAGGAGATGGCCGGCTTCGTGGCGGATTGCGGAGAGATCGGCATCTCCGCGATAGATGATCGTCTTGGATTTCGGCCGGTATGAAACGGGGGCTCTTTTCCTATCATCTGCCTCATACAAAAAAAGCGGCTTGTGGCGCAGCAGGATGTCGCGGATACGCGGATCGTGGTCGAACGCGCCGTCGTAGAGGTCGCTGAGTTTTTTTTCGATTTTGGCCGGTTCCGCAATGGGATGGGGCAGATGGAGGATTTTCCCCTCCCAGACGGATGAGAGCGGATTGCCGGGGGGATGGGCGAAGCCGGGATCCGCGATGGGCTCGTAGTCGTCGCTGATCTGCCAGCCTCTGCGCTCGAGCATCTTTTTGGAGTAGGCGCGGACCTTGCATTTGCAGTTGTAGCCGTTGGGGGGATAGTTGGCCGCCCAGAAGGGGTGATCGCGGGGATAGATGCGCCCGTGCATGGCCCGGTGGGAGGGGCGTGTGGTGGGCAGCAGCGCGCTGGTGTAGCGCCAGTACTCCATCGTGGGGCTGCGGCGCTGGTGGACCCAGCGGCCGTGGTTGTAGGCCGAGCGGAGGTTGGTCTCGTAGATCGTGTTCAGCCGGCGGGCTCCGATGGTGATCGTCTTTACTTCGCCGGTTTCGGGATTGACGATCTCCCGCCGGCCGTACCAGCCTTTGGCCGCGAGGGTGGGACGGATGTTTTCGTGCCACTCCTTGAAGGGAATCCCCTGCTCCAGCGCCCGCGTCAGGGAGTCGTGGAGATCCTTGAGGAGATCGAGCTTCATGACCTTGGCGACGGTGAAGGTGCGCAGGTGGGCTTCGCCCCAGACCTCCCGGTAGTCGAAGCTGATCTGCAGATCCTTGGAGCGCAGCCAGGCGATGGCTTCGGAGGGCGGCATGGAGAAGACTGCGCTCAGCTCGGAGCGGGTCATGCCTCCTCCTGTTCTTCCAGAGAGGCCTCGGCGCCTCCGTAGATCATGGCTTGCTGCAGGTGGGTCTCGAACGCGCCGAGCAGCCGCTCCTCGTCCAGGTCGCCAAAGGCCAGGCGGAGCTGTTCGAAGGCCTCTTCGTAGGTCTCGGCGTCGGTGAAGATCTCCTCGAGGGTTTTGGCGATGGTCTCTTCGAGATCGTCGGTGGGGATCTGCGCGGCGGCCCGGTCGATCTCGTCGTAGGGCAGCGGCGTGCGGGAGAAGCGCCAGGAGCGCGTAGCCGGAGTGGTCGTCGGGTTGGGTCGGATCCGGATCTTATAGGTCTGTTCGAGATAGTCGGGATCGAAGCGCCAGGCGCCGCCCATGGCCTGGGCCAGCTTGGCATCTCGGTCGGCCAGGTCGTTGCGGGGGTCGTCGCGGTCGCTGAGGGTGACGGTGATCTCCATTCCCTCCAGCCGGTTGAGCCGGCGGAAGCGGTCGCAGAGTGCGGTAGCGGCCTCCAGCAGCAGCTGGGAGTCGGCCATGGCGATGTCGTCGCTGACCTCCTTGTGGACCTTGGCCGCGGCGTAGCTGCCTCCGCTGACGTTGCCGGTGAGATTGCCCCCCAGGATCGCTTCGCGGATCTGGTCGTCGATGTAGGTGACGATCTCCCGGAAGGCCCCTTTGTCGGAGGGGATTTTGAAGTCGATCTCCTCGTCTGAGTCCAGCACGGCCACGTCGCCGCCGAGCATGCCGTAGAGTTCGTCGGCCATGGCGTCCTTGTCGCCGTCGGTCTTGCCGACGACCCAGGGTTTGCCGAACTTTTCCAGGAACTCCACCCAGAACTCCAGACTGGCGGCCTTGAAGCGCCGCAGCCAAAAGAGCGTGTCGTAGAGCGGTCGGCCCAGCGGAGCGTTGAACTTGGCCCGGTGGGTGAGCCAGATCGCTTTGAGATCGTCGACGCTCTGCTGGTCGAAGTGCAGCGTCTCCCCCAACAGGGAGAAGAGGCGGTAGTCGCGTTCGACTGGCTTGGGGTAGTAGTAGAAGCCCACGGCATACCAGTTGAGCTCGAAGACGCTCATGCCCTGCAGGACCGTATCGAGGACCTGGGAGCGGAAGCGGTAGTCCATCAAGGCCGAAAGCTCCCGGGCGATCTCTTCATCGTCGCAGGAGAGGGTGAGCTCCTTTTTGAGGGTGGAGGCTTTGCGGATGGAGACGGCGCTCTGGACGGTGGCGTCGTTTTCGATCCGGTCGATCTCCAGGTCGTCGAGCCAGTCGCCATGTACCGGCAGATCGTAGGCCAGGGTCAGCGCCGTGGCGGCCAGGCGTTTGAGGGTGCGTTTGTCGGGTTTGGCTTTCTTTTTGGCCATGGCTATCCTTTGTAGGCGTGGTATCGGCGGGGCTTGAACCCTTTGCGCTTGCGTCGGCCCCGGCTGTGGCGTCGCAGGCGCGCCAGGCGCCAGAGACCGGCCAGGACGTCGGAGAGATCGTCATGGACCGCTTCGGGGAAATCGTCGAGTTCGCGGAAGAGTTCCGGATGTTCGCCGACGAAGACGATGTCGCCGTCGGTGAGGGGGAACTCCAGCTCGGCGATGCGATCCTCCTTTTTTTCGCTGTTGTGGACGAATCGGGTGTTGGGGATGGGAAGATCGCGGCGGGCGCAGGTATCCTTGAACCAGTCGCGGTAGAGGTAGAAGCCCCCGTTGGTCTCGCCGCCGGTGAGGTAGAAGCGCTCCTTGGCGTAGAGGTCGGTCAGGAAGTCCACCGCCTTGCGCCCCTTGAGCCGGGAGCGGCGGGAGAAATAGACGTAGAGGGTGCGCCGGTCGCGGTCCAGGCCTCCGGCGATGACGGCGAAATAGTCGCCGTTGACGGAGTCGCCTTTGAAGTCGGTGTAGCAGAACTTGCGTACCAGCGGCGGGCACTGGGTGGGGGAGATGACGCGGAAGGTGCTCGAATCGAACAGCCGGCTTTCGCTGCCGGGGTTGTTCTGCAGCTCCCGCTCGAAGGCGCGGGGGTTTGCAGCCCGCTTTTGCATGAGCCTCTCCAGCCCCATCGCGTCCCAGAGCAGCTTGGCGCCGGCGTCCATTTCCGCACGGTGACGCGCGTAGAAGGCGTGGGCCGCCTCGTCGCCGTCGCGTCGGTAGAGGGCTTCGTAGCGATCCCACAGATCCATGCGGTCCGGATAGCGGATGAGGGCCCGGTAGGTGCGCGGATGCCAGAAGGCCAGCCGCAGTTTGCGCGCCAGCACCGAATCGCGGTGCAGAAGGGTTCCGATGTAGATGATGTCCAGCGCTCCGTCGACGCCTCCCAGGTTGTCGACGGCGCTGTCGAGCCACTCCTCCAGTTTGTCGCGTTGCCTGGGGCTGCGGACGTTCTCGTCGTTTTCGAGGTCGTCGATGATGGCCAGATCGGGGCGGTGGGTGCCGTTTTTGATTCCGCGCACCCGCTTGCCGGATCCGTAGCCTTTGATCCGGATCCCGTTCGCGGTGACGATGTCGCCGACTTTCCAGACGGGGCCGGTGCCGGTGGCCTCGGGGAAATCCTGGCGCAGGCGGGGGTTGTCCTCCAGTTCCGCCTTGATCGCTTCGATGTGGACTTCGGTCAGCTCCACGGCGTCCGAGAAGAGCACCGGAAAATGCTTGAGGGCGTAGACGATGATCCAGATCAGGAAGGTCAGGGCCACGTCGGTGGATTTGCCGAATCCCCGCGGGGCGGCCACGGCGAATTTGGATCCCCCCGTTCCCCCGGCGATGGCCGCGTAGATCTCCTCCAGATCCCGCTGAAGATCGGAGCGCTCCTCGATGCGGTAGTAGTGGGGGAAATAGGTGCGACGAAAGAAGTGAAAATCCCGGCGTGAACGCTGGACGCG